CATTCTTTACAACAACTACAATAGGTATGGCTAGGGGTATGTATGATGATAGACAAGTAAATGTATGGTTCACTCCAATGCTTAGGTTTCAAAAAGAGGACTACATTAGATTTGTAGTGTGGCATGAATTAGCACACGATATATTTAACCTAAAACATGGTAGTACGTTATTAATGAAAAATAGCTCATCTGGAAATGATGATGAATTATTCCCTATAGCTAAAGAATTATTTATAAAACATATTAAACTAAAACAGAAATTATGAGTTGGTTAAGTCTTATAGGAAACCTATTTGGAATAGGTAAAGGATATTTAGAGAATAAAGCAAAATTAAAACAAGCTAAGTCAGACCAGGAGCACGAGATTCTTGTTGCTGAGACAAAAGCTGCTGTTGATAGAATTTTAAACAATACAGAAAGTGATAACTCAATCGACTTAATCACTGCTAGAAATAAGAAGTACACACTTAAAGACGAGGTTCTTACGTATTTATTCTTAGTACCAGTTGTTGTTGCGACATTAGTACCTTTTTTTCAAGCAATGTCTATTGAAGGTAACTGGACTGAATTAAATATATATTTTAAAGATAGTTACGAAACACTAGATACCTTGCCTCAATGGTATAAATACGTTCTGTATGCAGTAGTTATAGATGTATTAGGTTTTAGAAGTTTTGCTAGAAAACTTGTAGATGTTTACTTAAATAAGAAGAAAACAGATAATAACCTATTATAATGAGTATATTATAATAGATAAGCAAATAAAGATAAATACAATGAAAACACTAACAAATAACCAATCAAATAAATTAATATTTATTAACAGTAGTAATATTGTTATTGGTGATGTAACAGCTCAGGTAGTTCAATTAGGAAGTGATAGAATTGTATCTTTACCTGTTGTTGTAGATAATACAGATTGCTTTACTGTAACTTTTGATATAACATTATATCAGAATCAATTACAGAACGCTACTTACTTGTTAGAAATATTAGATTCAGAAGGGGTTTTAATATTCTCTACAACAGTAAGGGCTGATGGACATAATGAAGAAAATAGGTCATTCATCGTATTAGATGATGATGCCTTGGTAAATATATTTGATTTAACATTTGATAACACATTTAATTAATGGCACTAATAGACGACATATTAACAATTAAGAACGAAACACTAACTGGAGCGAATACAGCTTTAAGGGTTGGTACAGTATTAGAGGCAATTGTAGCTGAACAAGGAAGTAGTAGTCTAAGTGAAGCTCATTTAGAAACTTTAAGTCACTTTAGATACGATGCAGAGCAAGACCAGTTAATAGCTGATAGAGCAATTGAAACAACTTTAAACTCCTTATTTTTAGGAGAGCAACACAAGATGTCTTCGGGTGCTGAAAATATATTCTTTACCAACCTAGGTAATAATACTAACTTTTACCCTATGTGGGGTGGATTGAAAGACCAGAGTATAGCAGCTAATCAAGGTGCTGATGGATATATAGCTCCAAGTGGACGTGTATATACAGATATGTTTAGCCTTCCGTTAGGGGGTAATCCAGACCCATTGACATCAATAGGGTATAGTGGTGGAAATTACTTTGCAGTAAGTATTGCAGGTCTAGGTATTACTACAACAGCAGCAGAGGATGTTGAGATTGGTATATCATTAGAATATAAATTATACGTGAATGATGTTCAAGTATATAAGCAAGTATTACCAACAGAGACAAAGAGGTTTGCTGGAGATATAATAGAATGGTTTTTTGACCACCCAGTTGAAATACATGCTGGTACGACAATATTTGCAGAGATTAGAAAAGTAGATAGAGATACCGATACTGATTATGGAGTATTTCAAGTAAGGATGGGAGATGATGGTACTGATAGATATCAAGCTATTGTGCATAATAGATTATTTGAGGATAAGGATTTAGAGTTAATATCACCTTATGCTAAATACGTAGCAATGGATTTTGGATTAGATTCTACAGGCTCTACAATACTTTTAAGAGACTTATCTTTAGGAACTGATTCATTATTACAACCACATGCAGTAAACACATTAGAAGCTGTTGCAAACGGTACACAGATACAAATTAAAATAAAGGGTGGAGTTAAAATTATAGTAGAATCACTTCCAGTAAGTGGTGCTAGTGTAAATGGCTCGATGGTAAATTCAGTATTGAATCAAGCTATCGTACAATTAAATGAGATTTTTACAAATACAGCAGGATTTGCTTCTGACGATACTTTTGTTAATTCCTTTACTTTAAGTGGTAATGATTTAACTTTAGGATTAAATGATGGTACATCTTATACAACTGATGTAACTAGTTTAGGTGTAGATGAGAATAACTTTGTATCTAGCGGTTCATTGAGTGGTTCAGATTTAACACTTACCATGTCAGATGCTACTACAGTAGTTATTGATGCTTCTAATTTAGCAGTAGATACAAATACTACGATTAGTTCTGGAACATTAACAGGTAATGATTTAACTCTTACATCTAGTGATTCAAGTGAGGTTACTATAGATGTAACATCATTAAATGTAGATACTAATTTATATGTTGTAAGCGGAGTTCTTAACGGAACAGATTTAGAATTAACAATGAGTGATTCTTCAACCATTACGGTGGGAGTTGGCTCTTTAGCTATCGACAACAATACTACAATTAGTGGTGGAGTTGTAAGCGGTACAGATATAGTATTAAGCCTATCTGATTCATCTACTATTACAATAGATGCTTCTACACTGCAAGGCTCTACAGGTTCAAGTAACGAGGTTGTGAGTGGTTCTGTGGTAGGAACTAATTTAGTTTTAGTTATGGCAGATGCTACAGAAATAACTATTGATGCAGCTAATATGATTAATGGTTCTAGTGGATTAGCTTCTAACTCAGGTTGGAATATATCTTACGGAACAAATGCTAATGACCCAGTAGGAACATCTACAAATGATTCTACAGTTAATCAGCAATTACCTTTCTATTTCGGTCAAGCTTTAGAGCGAGGCTCAGAATTCAAATGGAACTTCCAAAGTAATGGAGGTGGTAACTTAATACTAGGTATATGGGATGGAGCAGAAGCGCCTATAGCTTATAATACTGGAGCGAATACAGCTTCTAATTGGGGTACAAGTTTCACTTATGCAGGTGGCTTCACAGATGGTTCTAACAGTACTTTAACTACTACTAATAGTGGAGCTAAATATGTGATTTCTAATAGTGATGCTGTAGGACTTAGATTTCTTAGTGATGGTCACTTAAAATTAATGGATTTAAGCGGTTCTAGTGAGGTGGAAATAGCTAAAACTACAATACCTTTAGCAGTTACATCTTTCAATATACAAATGTACACTTGGACTAATGGGGTTTTACCTAATGGTATTATAAGTAACTCAGATTTCTTATGGGATATTAAACACGATTACGCAAACACTGAAGCAGGTGTTTTAAATGGTGTACTTACTCATACTATATTGGAGAGAAGTTTATCTTTATCACCAGGAGAGAAGTATATGATTCCTTTAAACAAGCAAGGTGCAGGAGAGACCTTTGGATTAGATTATACAGGAGCAACTACAGGAGTTGTAACTGCAGAAGATGACTTATCAACTTCTTTTAAATACCAAACAAATGAAAGCATTATAGCAGATATTAGTTGGGCGCACAATACTTCAGCTAGTGGATACTTTACAGCAGGTGGTGGTTCTATAGATTCTTATAGAGTTGGTGGAGCTGGTACAGAAATGGGATTAGTTTCATTGAGATATATGACTGACAATAGCTTGGAGCTTTGGAGTGAGACTAACAATGAGCGAATAGCTACAACATTAGTACATCCTGATGGTAGTGATATTAACTTACACTTTGGTGTGAATGGAAACACTAACTATTCAGACTTACCTATAATATCTAAGCAAGTTGTAGGTCAAGGCTCACAACCTGATGTAAACTTTGTACCAACTGTAGCAAATCAAACAGCCTCAGTAACTGAAGGAGATGTTTTAAACTTTCAGATTGTATCTAGTGATAATATAGTGAATCAATTTGCTGAGCTAGATGCCCCTAGTTGGTTAACTTTAAATCAAAATAGCGGAGTACTTAGCGGTACTGCACCTACATACTTAGGAACGTCAGCAGACACTATTGTGGTTAATTGTAAGGCAGGTAATGCTATAGGTGGTACTATTGAGTTTACGGTTACGATAACGGTTACACAAGTGGCTTACACTAACAATAATTCTTTGAAGTTTCCTAGCTCGTCTAACGCATACTTAAATGGTAATCACGCACTAGTAACATCTTTACAGAGAACAGGTAACGGAAGTGGAGCGAGTGATGCTTGGAGTATTTCTATGTGGGTTAAGCCTTCTACTATTACAAATAGTCAAACACTATTCTACTTCGGTGGAGATGATTTGACAAATGAAGGTAGAATCGATATCACACAATTTAGTGGTAACAATTTACTGTTTAGATACGGAAAGAACAGCAACAATTTAAGTTATATTGGCGTTGGTAACTTCCCTACTAATCAATGGAATCATATTCTAATCACATATAGTGGAGCTGATACTCTTATTGCTAATGGTGGTGCGACTGCATTCTCAATGTTCATTAACGGAGCGAATGGAACTAGTCAACTACAACAAGCGGGTGGTGGATTTAGCAATAATATTCCAGCAGATAAGTTTAGGATTGGTAGACTTTTAGGAACTACAACTAACCAATACTTATCAGATGGTATAATTAATCAGGTAGCTATATTTAATACAGATGAAAGTGCTAATATAGCAACTATCTACAATAGTGGTGCAACACAAGACTTGAGCTTATTAAGTTCGGCTCCTGTTCATTACTATGAGATGGAAACTAGCGTAACAACTATATCTGATATTTCAGGAAATGCGGATTTAACAGGATTTAATCTTAGTAATTCAAATTTAGTAACGGATACTCCGTAATATTTAAAAACAAATAAATAAAAAACAATGAATGTATTTCAAAAAGCAGTAAAGAACATTAAGTCAGGATTCGCTTCTTACACAGAAGTAACAAATTCGGCTGGTGTTGAAATAAACCCAATGTTAAAATCATTGGAGCAAATGAACTATAGACCTAGGTTTAAATCTGTAGATAATCTAGAGTACTTAACCTTTGGAGCATCTGATGATGTAGATATTATGATTGATAAGCTGATGTACAAGTCAGCTACTCACTCTGGTATTATAACAAAGAAAGCTAAGATGATTACAGGTTCTGGTTTATCAGTTGATTCTCAATTGATTGGAACTAAGAATGCTAGATTAAACACATTAATAAAACATGCTGGTGGTTCTAATGTAGGACTATATCAATTGATAACTAAGTCAGCATTTGAATACACAAAGAGTGGTGCTTGTGGTATTATCGTAGATTACGGTAAACCTAAAGACGGTAAAGTTATTCCTGATGGAATTGTTAAGTTTACAGCAGTTCCTGCAAGAGCAATGAGATTTGCTAGACCTAATGATGCTGGAGAGTTTACTCACATTATTTATAAGAAATCATTTAAATCTGGAGCATTAGTTCCTGATGCTGAATCTATTCCTTTATTCGACCCTTTCGCACCTAAAGTAGAGAGACAAATAATTTATGTTAAGAATCCATATTCTATTTTAGATAGTTACGGACTACCTAACTGGATTGGAGCATTTAACTTTATTGAAGCTGATTTTGAATTTGGTGTACAGATAGAGAATGCTGCTAAGAATGGATTTACCCCTAAGACTCATATCACCATGATTGGTAGAAACATGAGTAAGGATGAAAGAAAGGCAGCTGCTGAGAATATCCAGGACAAGATGTCTGGTTCTCGTTCTGACCAAGTACTTGTTTCTTTTGTATCAAGAGAATCTGAGAAGCCTCAGATAGATATGCTTGATTCTAGTCATTTAGATAAGACTATTGAAACGATGAGTAGGTTAAATGATGCTAAGATATTAACAGCACATAATATTACATCTCCAACATTATTTGGAGTTATGACAAGTGGTCAAACTATGGGTGGAACTGGTACTGAAATGATAAGTGCTTTTAACCTGTTTAAGGCAACGGAAATAATTCCTGATAGAAAGATTATCATAGATGCTTTTAGTTCTTTATTTGACGTTACAGAGCTTATAGGTGTTGAATTAGAGATTATAGATGAGGATATTAATGTAGATTTCAAAACCAAGCCTGTTAAGGGAGGGAATACTGAAAAGAATCCTAATACTAATAGCGGTAAGAAAGATAAAAAAAATAAATAATGGCAAATAATCTATTTATAAATGAGGAATTTTTTAAGAAGAACATTCCTCATAAGCAAGTGTTTGATACTAACCAGGTTTTATCAGCGGTAAGACTTTTACAGAAAACTAATTTAGTTAGCATTATTTCTGTACCAGTTTATGATAACTTTCAAACTAAGATTTCTAGTGGTGCGGTTTTTACAGCTGCTGAAGAGAAGTTATTTGAAACTATGCAGTTGTTCCTGGCAGTAAAGGTTGCTCAGGAGTTACTTGATACTACACCATCAGGTGTATCAGACAACTCAGATAATTCGCATTTGTCTTATGGAAACAAATCGACATTAATGGAGGCTCGTATCATTCGAGATATAAACAGGGATTCGACTTTATTAGCTTTAGCTCAATCAGGTACGGATACTTTCGACACTGATGAAATGGCTCAATCGGGTGGTTTTTATTTCGGGTAATATTTTTTCTTAATTAGCAGGTAGAGTTAGTTGTTCTCTACCTGCTTTTTTTGTGCCTTATAACTTATTTATTTCTTGTTTAACTTGTTCTAAGTATGCTATTTCACTATCTTCCCCATAATAACCTTCATTATCATAAATGCCTAACATTTCATCTACACAAATTAAAGCACATTTTTTAGCTGAAACTAAAATGTCTTCTAATGGGTTTGAATCAGATACTATACGGAAGTAGACTTGTACTAGCTTTTTTGCTTTTTCTTTTGCTGTCATAATTATTGGTTTAATAGTTCTTTTTTTCTATCAGCGATATCTTCGTCCGATAATTTAGTTATTGGTATTACTTTAACTAACTCAGATACAAT